GCATTAACGATAGCCTTTGCACACATTCTACATGGAGATAGAGTAAGGTATAATTTTTTACTCTTAGGGTTGTTGTAGTCCATTTTAAGTAGAGCGTTAATCTCTGCGTGAAGCATTCCAGATTCACCAGGCGTTTCTGATTCTACTTCGTTAGGGCCTCCTGCATAATTACCATTATAGCCAACTGCTAAAACCTGACTGTTATCAGAAGTAACTACAACAGCGCCCACCTGAAATCTTGGGTCATACGACCTTTGAGATATTGTGTGCGCGAAAGACATCCATATTTGATTCCAGCTAGGTCGGCTCATCTTGTTTGACTTTGGGCTTGGGTTTAGCTACTCTCTTTTTTCTTACTGGCTTTGGCTTATCAAATAAATCTTCTACGTGTTTATTTTTTGGAAGCTGAAAGCCTGCAGCTTTCTTGTGGCCGCCGCCACCAAATTTCTTTGAAATTTCTGAAACATCGACAGTTTCATGAAAAGCTCTAAGCGAAACCTTAGTATGATTAACTTCATGATCCCAATACCAAATCATAGCAAAATCACAGTCTGGAGCCAATCTAGCTCCAATTTCTGACATCCAGTGCGATGAGTTTACAACCAACACATCTTTTCCGTCCAGCTTTCTTTTTTGAGCTTGTTCACAAACTTTTTTGACTACCGTCTTAGAATAAGCAAGAATAAATGAACCACGCTTTCGAGCGTCATCGAAAACAGAGTCATCTTCAAATTTTTCAAATTCTTCAAATTCAAATGGGACCATATCAAAAGCTGCACTAAACTCTTTCGAATATTCAAGCTCCCAAGTCCAAAGATCGCGATCTTGAATATATCTGATAAATTTAGGGGGCTCTTTACCAGGATGAAACCACTCCCAGCTTAATATAGCACCGCTCTTTGTCATATCAAAATGAGTGTTTGATATATCGTGCAGCTCTACCATTGCAGATTTGTGGTGATCTATAACAAGTAAAGCTGTTGCGCTGTCTATCATCTTTTTAGTTGTAGCGTTATCAAAGGAAAAATCTAAAATTACTACATTTTTTCCTTTTACGTCTGGTGGCGGTGTACCGTGCTTGCAGGCGTGATATTCTGCCCGGTTTCCGAGAAGTTTCCAAGCTGAATATGCTGCACCAAAACCATCCGTACAATCGGCATGGTAAATAACGCAGTCAACAGCTGATGGTTCTAGAATGGCCATTTTTTAAATTCCTATTAGAATTTTATTCATTTTCTATTGATTTTTCATTATTTTGTGTAGAATTTCTACCATAATCATCTTCAACTCTAACAAGAGATATATCCCCAGCGTTCCCAATCTCAAAAACTTCGCAATCTTCAATAGCCTTTATTCTATAAGGGCAGCCAGCTTGCAAGCAAATTAACTCTCCCTCATGAAGAATGGTGGTTTTCATTGGAAATAACTCTGGGCTTTCTAAAGTATGCTCATCTCCGTGAGTTACTTCTGCTACGCCTTTTCTTAAAAACAGTACTTCATCTTTCTGGGTATAGTATTTTAAACTAGTTCTTTTTCCCGCATTAATAAACAAGCATTTACCGTTTATCCCTCTTAGCGCACCCCACGTATACTCATGACCCCAGGGGGTATCATTTTTAGTAGACCGGGATTTCCAAGAGGTTTTATAATCATCTGTGATTTTCATGCTAAGGCCTCTTATTATATATTTGTATTTATTTAGAAATATCAACTTGAGTTAAGTTGGTAAAGTGATTCCAGCACCTTGGTTCATACAACTCTGACCCTCCAACCTCAATTTCATCCTCTGGGCGGCCGCCAGTTTTTGTCGTAAAAAATGCATCTTCTCCGCAAATAGTACACACCGCTGGACAAATTTCTATTTTAGTGGCCCAGGGCATGAGAGTTTCTACCTCCTCATAAGAATTACCGGTGGACGCTAATTGAAGCGTAGATGCTAAAACTGTTATGCCAGATTTGTAGAGATTAATCAAAGAATTTCCAGAGCCTGGAATCATAAACGCTTCATCTACAGCTACTACATCCGGATTCTCGGCGAAACGGGATACTCTTGCCTCTATTTCTGCTCCATTAGATACTCTTACAGCTTCTATCTTACCGCCCATATGAGTATTAATAGAAGAGGCGCTATACCTTTCATCTAGTTTGGGCTTAAAAGCTACAATATTTTTTCTTTGATGATGATACCTGTCAAGAGAAGCAAGAAGTCTAGTAGTTTTTCCACCAAACATCGGACCCACAAAAAGAATAAGGTCAGGATTCTTCATCAAATCCCCACCAAGTAAATGTTTTTGAAAGACCTTCCTCTAGTCTAACTACTGGAAACCAACCAAAATCTTCTTTCGCAGATTCAATATCTGCCAAAGTATTCTTCACGTCTCCAGGGCGCCAATCAGCATTTCTAACTTGAACTCCTTCAAATTTATTCTTAAATTTTTCTAAAATTTCATTATTAGTAATGGTAGTGCTACTTCCGATATTATATGCTTGTCCGGCAAACTTTTCTTCTCTTGTCGCAGCAGCTATATTAGCGCTTACTACGTCGTCTACGTAAACTAAATCTCTAGACTGAGTGCCGTCACCATCACTTCTAAGTGGAAGCTTATTATGAACCTTGTCACACCAAGCCGCTATAGCTGTAGAATATGGTGAATCTCCATATTGTCCTGGACCATAAACGTTAAAATATCTAAGAGAGACAAAGTCCATATTATAAATGGTGCTATAAAGCCTGCCGAGTTCTTCTACTTGCATTTTTTGAAGTGCATATGGACTTACTGGATTTTTACCGCAAGCTTCAGTGGTTGGAAGTTGCCATGGCTCACCATAAACGGAAGAGCTAGAAGAAAATACGAATCTAGTGATATTATCAATAGCATGCGTCATCAGCTTAAGAGTTTTCACCACGTTGACGTCATAAGTTTGAATTGGATTTTGTACTGAGTATTCTACTCTTGGTAGAGCTGCCATGTGAAAAATGTAATCATACTTTTTATTCACTATATTTGCAACCACTCCGTCACAAGCAAAATCATCTACGATTACTACCACCTGCGGCTCTCTTGGATCTTTTTCTCTATTATAGCTTCCGACCAAGAAAGAAGTAATGGTTCTGATGCTTAAATCTGAAAGCAGATCTAGATGTCCATTAGATAAATCATCTACTACGTCTACTGTCCATCCTTGCTCAACTAATTTATGTGTGAGGTTGGAGCCTATAAACCCACAACCTCCTGTTACTAAAGCTCTCATTTTACTATCCTTTGTTTAATGTTGTCTTGCTTGACAAATGGTTCATCATGATATTCTAATTCGTTTCTTAGGAATTTTAAAACTTCTAAAGTCATATCCCTTGAAGTACATGCTGGAACATTTTGCGCCAGAACATTCAGTGAAGCTCCAGCGTCTAAAGAAAATTTAAAATCGTGGGGTAGTCCCATCAAATGCATCACCTCTCTAACAGACATAAACCTTGGGTGTTTAGGATGAGTAATGCCTGTCAAGTTTCTTCCAACTAGAGCGTTGCAAGTTTCATAATAATATGCTGGTGATCCATCCATGAATCTTCCGCCGGCGGCTAGTTTTTCTCTTATCTTCTTAAGTCTTAATATCTCTTTAGAAGAAACGTATTTATTTTCTAACCAATCGATACACTCATCTAATAATCCGTTTTCAGTAATAAAAGTGTGATAAGAATGAACGCTGCCTCCGTCATATTTTTGTATGAATTGTTCGTGGGTTAAATCAAATTTATTCATTATGAAATTATAAGCTAACGAGCTTTCTTCTAGTGGTTTATTTCTCACAAATTCATTTTGAGAGCTTGCATCTTCGGGGATTTCTTCTAAGTATTCAACTAAGTTTTTCCTTGGTCTATTATAATAATTGAGAATTGGCGGATTCTCAGCATCCCAGAAAAAATAAAAAGTTCTCAGCCTGTTTTGAGGTATTCCGTGAAGAGAGGTAGTAGTTCTATAAAGAGAAAATGAATATCCATGATTTTGTGCTTTTTCTATCAGCGCTTCGCGTACCCACGCGCCCATATTAGTAAAAAGGCCTGGGGCGTTTTCACCAAAGTACACTCTTGGTTTAATCTTTCCAAGCACGATATCAGCAGTTTCAAACATCCATTTGTTGCTTTTATCTCTCACCTCTTTAGATTTAGAAGTGCTAAGCAGACTTAAGCCAGCACAAGGACAAACTGAATTTATAAAATCTAATCTCCCTTCTGGCAACTCTTTTACTTCATCTAAATTTATTCTTGGAATTTCTGGCCAGTGATCTAAAAGATGCTGCTCATTTTTATCAAATGCGGAATAACTTAAATGATATTTTGGCAAAGTATTAGTAGCCATGTGGCAGCCCACTGCGCTACCGCCAACAAGCGGGATTGCCGTACTCCATTTAACTTCTCTCATTTGTTACTCCTTAATATCCTAAGCTTTCAGAAAACTCTCTTAACATTCCATAGCCACTTTCTTTACTAGCTAAATTAATTTTTTCTAAAATGTCGTGATTTTGTTGTAAGTGAAGCCCAGGCTTACCCATAGTTTTTTCAGTTATATGATTAGCTTGAATCAGGCTTTTTTCATCTTGCCAGCTATGAAAATGGTTTTCAATACCTTTTGGATAGCTCGAAGATATTTTGAAATTGTTTTCAATGCTCGTAATTTCTAGTATTTTTTCAGTCTCTGTCGCAGAGGCAGAAACTTTCATCAACTCTGCAATAGCAGCTAATCTAAGAATATCTTTAGAAAAATAATCTTCGTATCTAATCCACAAAATTTTCCTTTTAATATCCTCATCTTCTTTTAATTTTTTCATTATACCTTGATGCTCTAATATATTTTTTAAAGCATCATCATGCTCTAAATTCCCGTGCGTATTAAAATTTTTTGTTGCGCGAGCTAAGAGAGAAATGTAACACTCAATAGGGTTCCTGTAGGTGTAAACAACGGGATCGGTACCTGGAATATACTTGTGAGAGTACAGTGGCCACGGAGCTACATCTACCGGCTTTTGATCCGGATCATCTTTTTCATACATGATGCCAGGACCTTCAGCCCACCAAGTTGGCTCTGGCGGAGCTAGCTCTCTTACTACTTGCCACACCATTCTTGATGCTGAGCGCGGCATACCGATGCAAACAGGAATATCCATGTTTTATCCATTCATAGTATAATGTCTGCCATCTTTAGTCAAAATATCTCGCTTAGTAAGATCTTTCATGATCTTCCAAGTCTCTTTCCAGTTTGTCCTGACATCAAACATCGAGGCTAAGTCATTTTCTTGTAAGTCTTTTAAGACTTGGTTATGTGTGCAAGGGCAACCGACTCTAGATATTGAATCTAGAACAATCTTTTCTTTTGAAGATATTGTACTATCGCGACCGTGCGGCCCTGGAAGTGGGGGAGGAGATTCTGGCACTTTTGGCTTTTCTTTCTTTTCCTTTTCCTCTTCGCTTGCATGTAGTGGAACCATTTCTGGTTCATTCTTTTTTCTAAAAATATCCATAATAGTATTCATTAATGACACTCCTTTTTCCTCCCTTTCGGTAATTGTTTTAGTTATTTTTTTTGGCTTGCAACTATCTACTCTAGCTACCTTCCTTCGAGATATAAGCTCTGGATTAGATCTTAATCTGCAATATACTGAATATTGGCATAAGCTTACTTCGGTACCATAAGATTTTAACTCATTTTGCCGATCTTTAAAAATGGTAATTCCATAAGAGTTGGTATAATTCCAAAGAGATTTATCAAACTTAAGATTTAATATCTTGTGCTGATTCTCTCTAATCCAAACTACCCTATCTCCATAAGAAATTTTGCGAGTGCTTAAGCCTGGAAACATTCTATCTAAAGTTTCTCTAGCGCCCGGACCCGGAGCGACAAAGGTGTCGTCATGAGTAAAGTTTAATGCTGGATTTACAGAGTTACTAGTAGAGCAGTGATAACCATAATATTCACCAATGTGCGTTTCTCCTGTCAGGTACTTGAAAGTTTCTTGAAGGTTGGTAGAATTTTTTATTCCTTCCATCACCGTGCAAGAATCATTGTGCTTTGATTTCACGTGAGTCCAAGATGCAATCCACTCAGAGACGTTAGACCACGTTCCTTTATCTTTGTGGCGAGCGTTTCCCTTATACCAGCCATTTACGAACCTTCGTCCGGCCGTTTGAATGCTAGTGTGTAATTCGGTAGTTCCCCAAACTGATTTCTTTTTAAGTTTCGCTTCTCTAGCTAGCTTCCTGAGGTGCTTAGTATATTTTCCAACTTTTCTCGTCTTCTTAAAAGCTATCTGTTCGTTTCCAAGTCTTACAAAATCAATATGGGCGAGCCGTGGGTCTGCTATTCCAGTTAGCACAGAGTGAACACCTCTTGCTCCGTAAAAGTGAGAAATGGTAGTATTGCCTATTACGTCTCTCCAGTCCAATCCAGGGACACTCACAATATTTTCCATAATATAAACCATACGATCATCCGCCGTTATTGAAGGGTGGAAGTACTCAACTTCCAGCCCAAGGGCGGGATCGCCACTGCTGTTATATTTTGGAATAATTCCTCGTTGGAAAAGAGTTCTCTCGTTTACTTTCCTAACAAATCTCTCATAGTCCTTTAATACAGAGCGATCTATAGACTTATGCAAGATCTTGTCTTTATCGCTCCCAACCGGAATATGGCGTTTTCCATACGGTGGTAAATATTCAGCCATCTAAATCCTCTAAATGACGACGATTCTCTTTCTTTACGTGGGGGTTATTAACGTGAATCACCTCTGTTGGCATTCTCCACGTGTCCTTAACCTCTCCTAAATTTCGTTCAATTTCGGCTTTTTGGACTTCATCATCTTCGAAAAAATACTCAATGCACAGCCCGGCCCTCCACAACAGCTTAATAGTTTCAGCCTTGTGAAATCCAGAGCCTGTTCGAGATTTTTCCTCATAATGAACTTGGTTAAAAAATACGGGGTTGTGAATTCCATTCTTACGGAGAAACGCAAGAGTCTCTGGAGCTTCTTCGAAGCTTCTGCCCGTAATAATCACATCGCCCGGTCCGGGATGGATCCCGCAGATCCCCTCTCCCAAATGAATCACTCCATCGATATCAAAGCCATTTACTGTCATATAACCCATTATTTTCTCCTGAATAGAAAATCATTGTGCCTCATTTTCCCAAAAAACTTAAATCCCTTTACTTCTCGGTCCCATTTGCTTTCTGGAAAATACTTGTCTGGATATTTCATGCTTACTTTAGAGAAACTGTGAAACTCAATAGCGAACTGCTTGACGTATTTTGGTATGACTTCCATCGCATCTAGTATGTCGTACTCTTTTCCCTCAATATCCATTTTCACAATATCTGGCCGATATTCCTCTAACAGCTCGTTAATATTGTAAGCATCTACAGTAATCTTAAGATCGGAGCTATTTCTGCGCGGGTGGATGGAGCTCGAGCTAGAGCTTCTTTTAGAATCAGCGTAATAGAAAGTTGCTTTACCAGTCGGGCCTTCTGTTACGGCGGCATTTAGGTTAATCGCCTCTGGAGCATTTATACACAGTATTTGATGATTGTGTGGACATGGTTCCAGAGAAATCACCTTAGATGCGCCGGCAGCGAGAGCCATTCTCGTAAAGCCTCCGCAGTTACCGCCTAAATCTAATACAGTTTTTCCTTTTAGCGCCGTAAATCCTTCATAATGATTTAAAGAATCATTTACCATTCTTCGATCAAAAGTATCTTCCCTCACCCAATAGCCATTTCTAGAATTATAAACTATCTTACACTCTACTATGCCTTTGGTGTCGAAGTCATACCTCTTACCCACTTCCCCATGCACTTTAGGATTGGAGAGTCTGCTCATTAATCTATTTCCTTATTTCCTGCTGGACATGAAAGATAAAGTTCTTCTGCACTATACGGCGAAGTTTGTCGTTTCGTAAACCGCGTGAGATTTCTTTCCGAGAGAGCCTCGCATTCATACAGTGTTTCCGAGAACATGAGTTGCTGAGGCGGAGTCTTTTGCGTAAACGCAGAAGGTCCGCGAAGCGCCCCGACAATTCCCATTTCTCTAGCTACCTTAAGATAGCGAACTGCATCAATAACAACTCCACCAGAATTTGGAGAATCTATTACTGAAAGCTGAGCATCTAAAATTACTGGCGCGCCTAGAAAACCTTCCATTTCTACTCTAAAGTTGGCAACCTTGTTATCTCCGTAAAAGCGAATATATTCTGAAGGGCCAGCATGCAAGAATGATTCTTCTGGATCAACTCCCCTGATAACATGCTGAGATCTGATTACGTTTTCCTTAGAAACCTTCTTATACTTTAGCCTAGATTGATCGACCATGTTCAAAAAGTCAGTATTTCCGCCAACGTTACGCTGAATATGAGCGTTTACATTTAGTCCTCGGGCGAAAGCTAATTCTTGCAGCATTTGAGATAAAATAGACGCTCCAAACTGGGATTTCATATCATCTCCTACCAGAGGGATTCCAGCATCAATAAAACGCTGCTCCCACTTAGGATTAGAAGCAATAAAAACCGGAATGCAATTCAAAAGAGAAACGCCGACCTTAAGACACTGCTCTACATACCACTCAGTGGCTTTCTGAGACCCTACAGGCAAGTAGTTAATTAGAATATCCACCTTACGGTCTACTAGTATCTGAGCTACATCTACGGGCTTATCATCGGCCACTCGAAAGGCTTCATCGTCTGGATAATCTTTCATCAGCGAAGGAACGCCATCTAGCACTGGGCCCATTTGAACTATTGGACCATCTGGTACATTCGGCTCGTATGTTGGTGTACAATTAGGCTTTGCGATCATGGCCTCTCTAAAGCATTTTCCCACTTTTCGTTTATCTACGTCGAAAGCAGCAACTACTTCAATGTTTGCAACAGAATATCCACCGATTCTACTCTTCATCACTCCATCGCGCTCTTGGCCGGCCGTATAACCGGCATAATAAGTTAACCCTTGATATAGGGAGTTAGCGCAGTTTCCAATTCCTACAATTGCAACTCTAATGTTTTTAGCCTTAGCCATGTTTTCCTCTATGTTTGATTGTGTAGCGGATTAGCTACATTGTTAAAAAGATCCCACCTATATGATAGTGGGCTTAAGTGAACGCTTTTCGGCCGCTCCATATATTCAAAATCTAACTCGCCGCTTTCATTTAAAAATTTCTCCGGCCACCTAAATACAGACCAGTTGTTTTCTATACAAATTCTATCTAGCGCGGCATTGAATGTATCGACTAATTTTGTTCTTTCTTCCCGCGTTCCATAATAAGGAGTTCCCTTATAATAGCCGGATTTAGGGAGCTTTCTCTCTATACTCTCTATAGGAAGGGCTTGCACTAATTCTATATTTTTAATGTTTAAAGACTTAATCTGCTCGCCTAACTCTATTACCATTTTATGGCACTTTTCGTAAGGATTTTCCTGCCTCATAAGATGATGCCTAATATCAATATTACCCATATAGAGAGTTAAATCTTTAATATCTGAAATTTCAAAACCCGATTTCTCTTCAATAACATTTTTTAAGCCATCGCGGACCACTCCATGTAAAGTTAGTCCATCATTTCTACAAACCATATATCCGGGTTTATAGGTTGAAAAGCAGTGGCTATCTCCGAAGCAAAGCTTAGAAGTTTTCTCTACATAGTCTACTCTGGTGGTGTTTCTACAGATTTCATCTAAATTTTGTAGTTTTAGTTTCCCCACGTTTAAGCTAGTAGATTTATTATCTAATCTTTTTCTAACAGTAGCACCTATCATCGGCATATCGTGATTTAATACAAACGTTGGGCCGTTGAAATCTTGAATTCTTGCAAATCTACGAACAACGTTATCATCTATACCAAAGAAGAAATTTATATTACCGTTGTAAGAAATACCAAGATAGATGATAAGAGCATCATATCCTTCGTAAGTGTCATGATTTCCTAAAATTGTCACATCTTCCCAGCCAGCGCTTTGAATCATATTTCTATAAAGACGAACCCAAGCTGCGTTATGACTATGTTTCCTAGCTGGGATATTTCTCTCTAGTCCGTCAATGGCAATTTTAGAATTTTTAGGAAGATCTAATGTTGCAAAAAAAGATGGATTCATTATTCTACCCCGGTACTACCAAAACCGCCTTCGCCCCTGGTAGTCGCCCCTGCGTAAAGATTTTCTAGCTCTACTTCTTCAATTGTGTCGTAAAAAACAGGAAGTAAAATAAATTGAATTATTTTTTCACCTGGATTTATTTCTACCTCTTCGCGACCCACGTTAGTGAGATTAATGTGAATTTCTCCCTGATAGTCTTCATCTACTACACTGGCTCCGACATAAAGATTTTTCTTAACAGCAACGCCGCTCTTGTTGAATGCTATTAAAGCATGGCCTTGCGGAACGTCAGCTTTGATGCCGCTTGGGATCAAACAGGATTGTCCTGGAGCAAGTCTAGCAATTATTCCTTCTGGAACAAAAAAATCAATCCCTGCTGATTCTGGAGTTCCTCGGACTGGAGTTTTAACAGCTTTTACTTTAGCTATTTTCATTTCCACCCTCGAAAGTCACGTGCTCTTTCAATATTTCATCTAAACTATTAACTAGAGAAGATGTAAACTCAACAACCTCTTTAGTTAGTGTGACCTTAATAGGATTACCTCTATAGTCTTGGCTTTCATGAAACTCTCTTGCAAATTCCCTTAGCTGGATTAGTTTTCTTATATCACTTTGATTCATTTTTATTTTCCTCTATGTAGTTATTCCATGCACCCACATATGCGACTGCATCTAGTAAATTATCTTCTTTAAAATTGTAAGACTGTCTAGAAAACTTAAGCGCTATCAAAGCAACGTACATGTCATCAGTAGTCCAATCTTTACCAGTCATACCAGCAGCAATTTTTGCTGCTCTAGCCATTCCTTCTGAAAATGGTCCATACTCTCTTTCTTTCTCTTCAGATCTTTTATTGACTATTTCATTAGCCTTTTCAAGGATATTCATCGAAAATCTGCTCCTTAGCCTTTATATAAAATTCTTTAATTTCTTCTTTAGTCATATCATAGAATGGCAAGCTTAAATTATTTTTCACAATATAATCCCAAGTGATATGAGGCTTAAGTGTAGTAGATTCTGTCAGTGGATATCCATTAGCCAGAGAATCAACATAATAATTGTCGCATATTTTATCCATCATCGTATAGTGTCTTTCATAAACATGAAAGCTTCCTGCAGAGTGATAATATGAACCAAGCTTAATATTGGGGTAATATACTCTGAGCTCGTTTAACATTAACTGCTGAAATAGACAGAAATTGTAAACGTCATTGCAAAATCCAAAAATAGCATCGTTAGATCTCATATAAGCCCCCATATGTAACTCATCATCTCTAATGAAAAAATGAAGATAATGAGTGCATGGATAATCTTTAACGTTTCTGTTTTTATGCTCTGGCTCGTTAATTGCAATAGTTGCTCTCCGAGAATCTTTATCTCTAGTGAGCTCTTCAATAACCCAAGCCCACTGATTTAAGCTATGATTAAAAATATAGGTTCCGTAATTAGATTCTACTTCGCCGAGAGAATCTTTTATATTTAGCCATATCTTAGCATATTTCCCAATATTATTAACTTTAGGATTACTAGAAAGATACCATAGCCACTCAATAGTGGCATATTCTGAACTGAATCTCCTGGCTGGGGCTAGAATCTGAAGCTTTGTAGGGTCAGCAAGAACGAAACTAGAAAATAAATTTTCGGCCTGTTCAGAACCACGGCTTCTTACTATTAGGCCGCTTGATCTTAAATTCACTAATTCTTCAGTAAAAGCTGTATTTAAATCATAATATGTCTGCATATTATATTCTACTCCAAGCTAATGTTATGTTCATTAAAAATCGAACGTTTTAATTCTATGCCACTTAGTAGACATCCCAAAATCATTTTTATCAATTTCGGCCACACAAAAAGTGTATGGATCTATATTAGCGCCGGCTGGAACACCCCAGCAAAACATTCTATGAATCTTACCAGAAGCGCTAATTGCGTTAATAAGAAAATATGGTTTTTTATTCTTAGTAAGCTTTGGCATCACACTCGAAACCATAAACCAGTATAAATCTAAACTATCGTGCTCATCCAACGGCTTTACGCACTTGCTTTTAAGTTTTTCCATTAGCTGCGGCGGCACTAGCGCTTCTACGTTGATGGCACCGAGCAGATCATTTTCATAATCCATTATTTCCTTTCGGTGCCACTCCTCTACTTCTGTAGACTCTAGCAAAAACTCCCTATAAGCATTCATCCCCATAAAAGGATCTTTCTTTAATCTGCGCCTAAACTGGTCATAATTTTCCATTATAACACTGTGCATATGCTTGTAAGATGAAAATTGTCCTGATTCTCCAATCAAATCCATAGAATCAAAAGCTCGAATTTTAATTAGAGAATCAAGGGCCCTCTTGTTGAATTTCGAATGCTTCCAAGATCCATCTTCATTCCAAAGTAAGTCTTCAATTTTATAATATGGTCTATTTTGTAGAATCTCATCTACAGCAGCCTCTCCAATGCCTTTGCAAGAAACAAACGACGGCATAAGAGTTTTCTTGCCAACCATAGACCATCTTTTTCCAGCATGATTAATATCGATGGGAGCAATCTTGTATCCTAAGCCTTTTACCTCGCCGAGAGCTTTTGCCAGCTTTTTAGGATTGGTTGAAGATGCCTCGAGGTACGCTTGAATCCATTCTTGCTCATAATAAGTCATGAGCCAAGCACAATAATAAGAATTCACAGCATAAGCTACAGCGTGAGATTTATTAAAGCCGTAACCAGCAAAATATAGAATCTTCTCATAGAGATCCTTCGCAATAGATTCAGAAACGCCGTTAGAAATGGCGCCTGAGATAAATTTATCTTTTAGAGCTCGAGCTTTTCTTACGTTTTCATCGCCGGAGCCAGAACCCATAGGCTTCATCATTTTTCTCATAGCGTTACACTCAGCCTTCGGAATACCGGCAACTAGATTGCAAAGTTTCATTACTTGCTCTTGGAAAATAATGCAGCCATAAGTTTCTTCCAAAACTTCTTTAATTAGCGGGTGACCATAATCTACAGACTCTGGATTTTTCTTATTGCTAATATAAAGCTTATCAACTTTTGCGCTAAGTGGCCCAGGACGATAAATAGCTGTCAGAGTCGCAATATCCACTACTGATTCTGGTTTAGCTCTCTTAAACATAGATTGTGTTCCACGTTGAGTGCATTGGAAAATAGCAGCCCATCTTCCAGCATGGTAGATGTTTTTATACACTTTTTGATCGTTAAAGTCTATATTTTTAGGAGCCATACGAGAATCAAACCACGATTTAATTTCTAAAAACGTTGGATCTTCTCCTGTTTCTTTTCTAAGAATAAGATCGATAGATCTTTCAATAATCCTTAACGTCTCTAGGCCGAGAATATCAAATTTAATCCACCCAAATTCTTCTAGGTGTTTGTAATTCATCCCCTCTACCCATGGTGTTTGCGGCTCACCTCTAGCTAAAATAATCGGCATTTGATTCTGAATATTCTCAGAAACGATTACTCCGCCTGCATGTCTTCCAAGGGCTTTATTTTGCTTAAACAAGACGCCAATAGGCTCAACGACTTCTGGATGCTTCTCTAAATAGTTTTTAAGAGATTCAGAATATTTAATGGCTTCTCCAAGCTTAATATCAAAACCATCATCAGCCTCTGCGTCTCCCTTTCTTCCTCGCCGGACATCCCTCTCTAGAGGAGCCAACGCTTTGTTGACTTCATCAAATGGAATTCCATAAAATTTAGAAACATCTTTAATCAAGCTCTTGAGTTTAAAGGTGTTATAGTTGGAGATAGGGATGACATTGCGTTCACCAAACTCTTCTCTAAGAAGCCGAATCAGCTCATCTCTATCTGCTACATCATTATCAATATCCGGAGCGTCAGATCTATCAATGCTCAAAAAACGCTCAAAAAGTAGATCATACTCAATCGGGTCAATATCAGTAATATAGAGAACGTAGTTTACTAGCGATCCAGCGCCAGAGCCTCGAGCTGGGCCAACAAGCATATTATCTTTAGCAATATCCATAATTGCTTTCATTGTCAAGAAATACTCAGCAAAGTCTTTCTCTTTGATGACTTTAAGCTCGTAATGAAGCCGACTAATATATTCTGGATTAGTAGATAAACCCCTGGCGATTATTCCCTTCTTACAAGCTTCAAGAAGTGCTTTATTCGCGGTCATATCTTCTGGAATTACATAGGAAGGAAGCTTCATCGATGTTTCTGGGTGGATTTCACCAATCATTTCATGAGCTATGTCGTGAGTCCTCTCTACGGCACTACACATCATAGAATCACTATAGAAATCATGTCCATTTTTGATTTCTTGATATGTTTCCCAAACTTGGCGCGCATTCTTTGGATAGAGTTCGCACTTAAGATCATCTTTAGACTGAGGCAGATTTTCTGGATTAAATTCCTTGTGATTCATCCAACCAAGCTTTTTATAAATTTCTCGCTCTTTCCAATGATCTGGAGAAGCATAGTGAGAATCACAAGTAACAATCAGCTGGTCTGTCATCCCTTGCCTATTCGCAAATTCAATAATCGCCCTATTTGCAAGGTGCTGTGCTTCGAGCTTGTTAAACTGTAGCTCAAGCATCACATTTTCTCTGCCAACTGCATAAGCTAGCTTGTCGATAGCGTTTCCAATTCCAAGTTGAACCTTGTCCATTATAGACTCATCATCCAGCAAACTAGACTTCAAGTTTTCAAAATCATATTGCTGAAGATGCTTATAGACTTCGAAAGCTAACGGTCCACCGATGCATGCACTAGTAACCATCAAATGGCCACCAGAAGCAGCCTCTTTAAGCATCTCTACGTCAATACGAGGAAACCTATAAAAACCTTCGAGGTAACCTTTAGATACCAAGCCAAAAAGCCTCTGAAGACCCTCAGAAGTCTTAGGAAGAACTACCAAGTGATGTCTACGCTTTATTGGATCATAAAACTTTGCTGATTTAGTCTCATCTTCATTTTCTACAGTAAGATTGCCATCTTCTACTTCCAGCATAAGAGTTTCATCATGGCCATCAAGAGTGGCAATCAATCTTGTCCTAATAGACTCGTTTTCGTCAAGAATTTTATTAATAGCTTCTTGATTTCCCTTTTTTGCTGCTTTTCGCAAATCATAAACAGCTTGCCACTCTTGAATGTCTGGATGGAAATACATTTCACACCCGGGAATAAACTTAAAATTAGCGCCAGCTTTATTTAGCTTTTTTGTATGAAGATATGCATGCGCAAAACCATTCATGTGGCCGTGATCAGTAAGAGACCACCCGTCTAATCCATTTTCTCTACAAAAATCAATATGCTCTTGCGGGTACCCAAGACCATCGAATGTGCTAAATCCAGAATGAGAATGTAGACCAAAAAAACGATTAGGGGCCTTAGCTTTCATGAAAAATCCTTGATGTTATTATAATAGTATTCTATCATAAATCTATTGATTTTTCATATTTTTAAGAAGTAAATTTTTTAGATTTCAAATTTCTCTTAGCCCAATCTAAGTACACCATAACAATAAGATCTTTATCTTTTGCAGTTATTCTATCCGATTTAACATAATTCTCTAAATCACTGACGAGCTCAACTTCTAACTCTTGCAAAGAATTTACAGAATCTGCATATCCTCTAACATGAGCAGAAACTTCTTGCGGGCTTAAAAACTGGTCTCGAGCAAAATCAGTTTCTGGCATCCATGGCATTTGAGTATCGTAATACTCTTCTCCTCTTCCATAGGCTAATCGAGATTTTTGGCTTATATGTTCAAGTTCGTGGCGGATAGTGTTTCCAAGCTCAGATCTAATTTTACCCATAATTTGCTCTACTTCTAAATCTTCGTTCAGCTCTATTTGAATGTGCATACCATCTAAATTTTCATAAGTTGAGTCGTATCCGCTGATATTAAAATTTGTGATATTTGGAGATTTAATAAGAAAGAAAGAAACATCGATCTCTGGATCTACATCTTCGTCTTCCTCTAATCCTAAATTTTCAATATCAATTTTTAAATTCCACGGATAGCCCTCTAAAGAATATGCATCAGAAAGCGTAGCTTCTATACCTTCCTCAGAAAGATACTCTTGTATTTCTGAATCTGAAACAGTATAAGCTGGAACTGAAGTGTTTGTTTCTCCACGAATTAACTTCATAATATCTGTTGCGATTGTATTCTTTAGATGGTTTAGAGCCCTTTGGCCAGAGCGATACTCTCTTAACAATTCTATTTTCATGTTTATCAATCCAAAATATGCATCACGCACATAATATTTAATAGCAGAAGGGATATTGGATAATGCCGAAGCAAATTAAAAGACTTTTTGCGTTTGATTTTGATGATACATTAGCTGTCACAACAAGCATAATAGGAGTTAAGAGAACTACTCCTGACGGAAAAAGCGATCCAGACTTTATAAGCTGGTTACTCGATAATAATTTAAATTTTCACGACATAGAGGCTGAAAAAACTGACTCAGAAATTTTTTGGTTTGAGTCTGGAGATTTTGCAAAATATGAAACAGCTCACAAGAATGATTTAGAGTATCTCACTTTAAATGACCTAAATGATGAATTTGATTTTAGTAAAACAGCTAGCGTAGACTTAGAAAGTGCTCAGCCAATAGATTCTATTTTGGGAATTATGCAACAAGCTTATGGAGATCCAGAATCTCAAGTCGTAGTGATAACCGCAAGATCTGGAACTGGAGAGTTACCAAGCTTAAGTGGAAACCCGCAGCCAGCCACTAATTTAAAAGACATTCAAAGTTTCTTGAGTTCTCAAGGAATAAGTTTGAGCTCTAAAAATGTTTCTACGGCTGGAGATATTGGCGGTGGACCTGGGGCCAAAGCGCAAATTATGATGGATTATATAGAATTTTATAATCCAGAATTCGTGTATTTTTACGACGATAATGCTGGAAACGTAGCAGCAATATCTGGGTTATGCGATGAACTATATCCAGAGATTAAAATAAAAACATTTCAGCTTGGAAGCAATGGAGAGATAGGCGGAGTTGGTGGCTGCTACGATTAGCCGCAAACTTCTATAGCCAATCCATAACTTCCAGAAACTCTAATATCATATACTACGCGGTCGCCAATCAAGACATTAACGAAAGTTTCTGAAATGGAGTCTATTATTTCTTCTTCTAGAACTATTCCCGTTTCTCCTGCCATGATGTTACACTCGGTAAATGAAAAAAGCGCCATTTGCTCCGGTTTTGGTGAAGGGTTTTCCATGCTTCCCTTACAATTATCTAAAAATTTTATTAGCTTACCCTTAAGTTCCACTTTTTTCTTTCCTAAGTTGAGCTACTGATGGTGAAGGGCGGTGGCCTACTTTTCTATCAGAAATTTTCTGCCTTCTTTTTCTTCCACCTATTTTTTTTATAAAAACTTCCACATCTTCCCCAGCTTCAAAACAGTTTAAATACTCTGATATTATAGTATCTTCAACGGCCGGCATTTTTAAAATTCCCATAATATACTTCAAAAGCTTTAATCTGGTTTCTACATCGCCAATATTTTCTCCCCAGGTCCAAGCTACTAGATTTCTGTAAGACTCTATTTCATGCATCACTTTTTCTATTTCTGTAGAAAGTATTTCAAGCTGCTTTTTTTCTGCAACCCCGGGATCTATTTCTAGTAAAATTGCAATTTCTATTATCGCCATTTCATCAACGTTTTCAATAGAATCAACAGCTTTTTTATAAAGAATCTCTCTTTCTTTTTTTTGATATTCTAGTAAATCTTCGCGAGAAGATATTTTATCAGGATGAGTTTCTAAAGCAATTTTCTTAAAAAGCTTTTTCATCCACGCCGGAGGCTCAGCTATTTCTTCTTCTTTTTCCTCAGGCCCGCTTTCATTTTCTTGATGCTCAGCCTGTTGAGTTGAATTTTGTTTTTCATCCATAATTTTTTTATCAGAATTAGAAGACTTTACTAAACTTTTTTCTGAAGCTTCTGGGCTTGCGGCAGATACTGGCTTATTGATTCGAGATAAATCTCCCAAGATTAAATTTAGCTCTTGATCATATTCGAAAAAAAGCTCCTTAGTTTCTTCGCATACTGAGCGGCAAAATCTAAGTTCGCTAAATTTGTTTTTAATTAACGAGCGCCGTCTTTTCGAGGCCAAATTTTTCTTGATTCTCGACACCTTTGACACCTCTAAACGCGGATAATTGCCACCCACAGCTAAGTATGCCATTTACTAGCACATCTAAAACTAAACAGCAGCTACTATCAAACACGCATTCGCACGATTCCATAGGATGGGCATCGCAGTGCTTTTTTATATCAAGAATCATCCCACGGGTACCCGGGAGAATTTCTATTGGATCTTCTCTCCAGTCTCCGGAAACAGAATCATACTCATCAACCCAAGAGCCCTCACGGTGACTCTTGAAGCAAACCATATCTCCAATTTTGACATAGCCTTTCATTCATCACTCAGCTGTTTCTAACTTAATGCCGGATGCTTCGTGAATATTAACTGCTTCTGAAAGCATTCTTTCAACATTTGCGTCAAAAGTCTCAGCATAGTCTGGGTGAATAACCAATCCGTCTTCTGAAGTGGTTAGGCTCATAGAGCGCAAATTGTCCATTATATCAGTACCCGTTAAAATAGCCATTTGAACGAGTTTAGCTATATGACCAATAGTTTCATCTGCAAGTTTTAAATTTTCCATTTTTTCTCCTTATTTTTGAACAGCCGGACACCAATGAGTGGTTCTTTGATCTGCTGTAAGCTCTCTTACCACTTCATTTCCTTCTGGATCTGTTTTCTGATTATAAACCAAAAACTTTCTTGAGTAATCTCCATTTTCACCATTAAAGTTTTTATATGTCTTAATAGTGGCTCCTCCCGAAGCATAACTTTCTTTTAAAACGCTCTGAACCGCCTGGTTAAGACGCGATAGCTCTTCGAAAGAAAGCTCCCTAACGTGCTTATGCGGGTTTATCTTTGCTAGCCAAAGAGCTTCAGCTTTTACATAATTTCCGATTCCAGCTACTACACTTTGGTTCATAAGCGCCGATGTTATTTGAGATGCTTGTTTTTTCCTTAAGCATGCAACAAAATCATTATCAGTTACCTTCTGAGAAAGCAGATCAGGCCCTAGAGATTGAAGTTTTTCTATAAGGTGGTGTTTTCCATAAACAAACTTTAGAGTTCCAAAATTTCTTTGATCGTTAAAGAATATCTCTTGGCCGTCGCTGAATGATACTTTGACTCTAGAGTGCTTTCTCTCTACAGCGCCCCACGAGCCTGTCATCCCAAGCGTGTTCCAAAGAGACCACCCGTCTTTTAATATCCAGTAAATAAATTTGCCATGCACGCCGACACCGACGACAGCGACTGGAAGCTTAGATTTAAATACATCTAAACCCGTTGGGAGGTTTTCTCTGTATCTTCCTCCGAGGATTTCAATTTTAGAAATAGTTTTATTTGCGATAACTTTAGCTAAGCTTTCGCCAATTCTTTTACATTCTGGTCCTTCTGGCATGAAAAATCTCTCCTACTATGCCTATAATATATAAAGGGGCAATGATTGTTCATGAAACGCATTATTATTTCAGACACTCATATTGGTAGTAAGTTCTATAGAGCTGATGAGCTTTTGGAATTTTTAAGAGAAGAAAGCTTCGACCAATTAATTTTAGCTGGGGATATTATTGACTTTATTAAAATCCCGCTGTTCACTGAAAGATGCGCAGAAATTCTTAGAGAAGTTTGTTTTCAAAAAGATGTAATTTACATTATTGGCAATCATGACGAAAGCCTTGATGGTTTAGTCGGCTCTACTTTTGCCAATGTGCATTTTTGTAAAAGGTTTGAGTTTATTGAAAATGGTAGAACTTTTCGAGTTGAACATGGAGATAAATTTGAAACTGGGTTTATTCGTGGGTCAACCATTGTAAAAATAATATCAGTAGTTCAAGATATGCTAGAAAGATGGCTAGGCTTTGATTTAACTTCGTGGCTAACCGCAAGACTTCTAAGAAAACATAAACTTAGAAATGTTACGGCAGTAATGAAAGCTAATGATGATGTCGACGTTTTCATTATGGGCCACACACACATTCCAGAAGTTCTGATATGGATACACTCAGACCAATCAGTAAAAACATACGTTAATAGCGGGGATTGGGTGACCCACAAGACTTATGTGTCTATTATAGATGACACGTTAAGACTGAAAGAATTCAAATCTAAAACTTTAGAAGATTAATCATCTTTGCCACCCGTTTGGATCTTTTCTTTTAACCGGTATTGGAACCAGCTTGTGCGTTCCAAAAACTCTATCTAAAAATGGATACGATCCAGAAAAGTTAGCGTTTGGAAAGTTGTGGTGATGACTTCTATGGTGATTTGCCCACGATGATTGTTTTCCTAAGTGAGCCATTCTATGCCTGTAAGCGTAAATCTAGTCAGTATGAATGGTGGTGACCATCATAGCTAAACCAGCCATGACCCAAAGACCAGAAAATAATATACTTCCCGCTACTTCTAACATTTTGCCCTCCAAATAAAAAAGCTCATTCAAAATGAGCTTTAGATTGTTTAAAAAGTGTGAGGCACCTATGAACCCGTGCCTCCCTGCGGTTTATTAGCTTACTCTAACTCAGCACCGGTATCAACACTAGCTGTGTCTTCTCCAGTATCCTCCGCATCCTTGTCCCCACAAGCAGTTAGAGTAATTGCGCATGCGCATGCTAAT